GGAACACTGCGGTTGCTGCTGCAACAGGAGCTGAATAGGCGACAAAGATCCAGGGCCTCATCCCTAATCGATAGCTAAGTTCCCACTCTCGTCCCATGTAAGCATAGATGCCAATGAGGAAGTGGAACACTGTGAGTTGGAACGGACCCCCGTTGTAGAGCCATTCATCAAGTGAACTAGCTTCCCAAATTGGGTAGAAGTGAAGTCCGATGGCATTGCTGCTCGGAACGACGGCTCCCGATATGATGTTGTTTCCATAGAGAAGAGAACCAGATACAGGCTCGCGGATGCCATCAATATCGACAGGGGGAGCCGCAACGAATGCAAGAACAAAACAAATGGTGGCTGCCAACAGGCAGGGAATCATAAGGACTCCAAACCACCCAACATAAAGACGGTTATTAGTACTGGTTACCCAGTCACAAAAACGGTCCCAAGAAGATTGAGACCGTGGAGCTGCAAGAATAGCAGTCATAGTTGAAGTTAGTTAAGACGGGTTACTTTGACCCTTCCAACTCCAGAGTTAGTGAGACCGATTGCATCAGCCGCACCTTTACTGAGATCTAAACCCCTACCATGAAGATAAGGACCGCGATCATTGACCCGAACAACGGCACACCCACGATAACAAACTTTAAGTTTAGTACCGAAGGGGAGTGTCTTGTGCGCTGCAGTAAGGCCGTTTTGATTATATCGTTCACCGTTAGCGGTGAGGTTTCCGTGGAAGCCAGGACCATACCAACTGGTGATCACCGACAGAGTAGTTAGAATAGGAATCATGAGAAATTAGCAAAGAACTTTTATATTGCTTACTTCTTCAATTATCCCGTCAAAACACTCGCAGTAATGACGGGAGTCGTTGCGTCTTTTGCGGACGTTTCAATGCGTCTTTTGCGGAGCCTATTTCTTCTTGGCGGTCTTAGCTGCTTGCTTGAATTGCTTAGCAGTAGGAGCGCCAGCAGAGCCAGGCTTCCTCATCTTTTCACCACTGCCTTCTTCAATGCGTTTCCGCTTGGCATGGATGTTTGCGTAGAGACCAGGCTTAGCCATTACTTTTTCTTTTTAGATTTACCAGCTTTGCTGAGTGCAATGGCTACCGCTTGTTTCTGTGGGTAGCCTTCATTTTTCATCTGTCTGATGTTAGCCGAAACAGCTTTATCGGATTTACCCTTCTTAAGAGGCATTACCAAATACCAGGAATAATTTGTCCAGTTAGTGCGTAAGCACCCAAAGCAGCCATGACGCCAAGCATAGCCAGGCGACCATTGAGCTGTTCAGCACGTTCATTGTGGGGAACACCGTAAGGATGATCAGTCATAATAAGAGGTGGTTCGATGGGCCAGATGTTAGTGTCGTTCATTAAAAGTCTAAGTCAGAGCGTTCCAGTTTTTCAATCACGTCCTGACGATATGCAGGGTCACGATCATAACGAGGATCAGCCATAGCACGTACAAGCTCAGCTTGACTACGGAATGTATCTTGTGAGCGAGCAGGTTTACCGCTCAGCATTTCTCCTTCAACTCCCATAGCATCTGTGTAGCGATAGTACAATGCTTGCAGTGCAAGCTGAATAGCGTTAGTGTTGCCTGATTCAACGAGAGAATCAAAAGCTTCAATTTCCCCTTCGCTAAAATTCTCAGCTGCCCAACTGGTCAACTGGTTGTAAGCGGCTTGACCACCTACCATGTTTTGAAGTTGGTTAACTTCTTGAGTGCTCAACTCCCTACCAGATTGGGAAGGTTGTTGTGCTTGCATCTCAAAGTAGGCTTGTACCAAATCTTGAGATGACATTTGAGAAAAAGCTTCTAGCGTCTCTGCACTCAGTTCCCCCTTTTCTGAGTACTCATCACCCGCAAGTGAGAACAATTCAGAAAGGTCGCTGTAGTCCCGACTTTCTTCTTCAACTGGTTCGGATTCATCGTAAGACTCTTCTTCAGATTCCTCACGACTACCACTGCCAAGTTTCTTTTCAAGCTCCATGTAAGCTCGTTCCAGTTCCTCAGCATTTTTATACTTACCAGCCAGCCTACCCTCATGTTGAGCCAGTAGCTCTTCGCCAATGGCTAGGGATTCAGCTTCGTCGGATTCAATTGACGACATTACTTCCGCATCAGGAGTAGCATCGTAACTCAAAATTTCTGACATAAAAAATTACTGCATTGGTGGAGCGGCTTGAGTACCAAGGTATTGAGCAATGGCATCTTCCGCATTAGGGTTCTTGGATGGGTCAGCGATAGGAGCCTTGAGCATATCAGGCATCTGTTGCATCTGCAGCATCTGTTGCTGCTGTGCCATAGCGCCTTGACGTTCTTGTTGACGTTGATCCATCGACTTGACAAGGTTCAGTACATCAATACCCTGTGCAGCTGCCAAGCGTTTGATTGCTTCGTCTGCGTTAATGTACTGCATCATTGCTTCAGGACCAAGTGCCTGAGAGATTGTAGCAATGAAGGTAGTGAGAGATTCACGATCTTGTCCTCTACCAAGAGCATTGATACCAGCCACGATGGTTGGGTTCACAAGATCTTTAGGGATCCGGGGAAGTTCACCAGAGCGTTGGAGGACCAACAGCTTACGGTTGAGGTAAGGAATAAGGAACTCAACAGTCAACAGGGAGAATAGTCCCCCCAAGGATTGTTCGAGTTCGAGTTGAGTGAGGCGAACCTCTTCGGCTGTTGTGCGCTCAGACTGCCTTACGGACAGAATGAGGAATGCTTCGGAGATTCTACGCTCAAGGGTTGCAGCAAGGTTAGCAGCAGTACTGAAGTCAGCAGTCTTACCCACTTGGATAACACCAATGTCATCAGGCCGTCCTTGAACGATCGCACCGTTGCCTGCTTGGGCGATGGTCTGGGGTTTAGTCGTGCTTGAGGGTGATACCACGAAGACGACCTTAGCGGCTGCTGCAGAGCCTTCTACGAGTGCCTGAGAGAGTGCGTCAAGTGACTTGAGATCACCCAGAAACTCTTCGACTCTACCTCGTCCGTAGTTCTCACCATCGACAGAGTTGAAACGAAGGACTAGCCAAGGGTTAGCATCCTTTGGAGCCTTACCTTCAGTACCTTGAATCTTTTTACCGTACGCTTCTTGATGCCACAACCAACGGTTGTTGTCAAGACGAACGTGAGTATAAACCTCTACGTCATCTTCTTGAGCGTAGTTACGATCATTGACTTGATGAGGTTTCTCTTGAAGCTCTTTAGGAAGAAGCTTTTTATTAATCAGTTCTTTGGTGACGATCTCAATTACGTTACCATTACCATCACGTTCAACCACATAGCGGTTTAATGGATAGTGCTTCAACCCATCCTTACCCATGTAGATAAGAGCGTTACCACCAACAACAAGATGTTTGATGGCTTGGTGAACAACGACACGATCACTGGAAGCAGCGATAGAGTCCATTACCATTCGCTCAATCTTGGCAAAGCTTAGGTCAAGCTCAGAACGGATCTCAGCAGGCAAATCAGTGCCTAGCTTATCATCACGAATTTGAAGCTTAAAGAAAGTAGTTTGTGGGGGAAGCAGTGCAAGCATAAGCTTAGCTGCCAATGTAACTACTGACTTAGCACCTACTGATTGCCAAGGTTGTTTAAGGGACTTGTGGGAAATCCTATGCTCATCACGTTGGATGAGATAAGGAATTGTAAGCTCAGAGCATTCAACCGCAGTTTGGAGAAAGTTAGTACGGTAGCTACTTAGATGATCGTACCTTGATTTAGCGTCCATCTAATTAACCAATGTTAGTTCCGCTTGCACCCATGTCAATGTTAGTGCCAGGGGTACGATTGATACGAAGTGATGCAATACCAGTTGCAGCTCCAGGAGCTTTCTGACGTGTACGCATAAGGGGAGTTGTAGCTTCAGCAGCCGTTTTAACTTTGAAAGGTACTTTAGAACTTTCAGCAATCATCTTCAAAGCTTCTTGTTGACGCTTGTCTGCTTCAGCCTGCAGCTGCTGCATACGAGCTTGTTCAGCTTGGCGATCACGTTCAGCTTGTTCATAAATATCGCGCTGACGAGTTTCAGCTCGCATTTGTTCTTGTTGGCGGTGGTGTTCGCGCCTAGCGGCTCCTCCTCCACACATAATGTTAATCCTCTTGTGTAAGACGTGTACGAATCCACTCCACAACACTTGCTTGACCAGACCGATACATGATCTGGTTAAGCGGAGTGTCAGGAGTGGGGTTGATTGGTGGATAAAGATCCTCTAGCTCAGCCAACAACTTTTCAACAGTCAGAAAGTTAAGCGTATTGAGGGAGGTTAGGGTTTGCATGTTCAAAGAACGCTGGCATACGTGCTCGCTTAGTATCGGAAAGCTCAGGAGCTTTACCTTCATACATCAGACGATCACTGCTATCCAGCCAAAATTTTTTGTTCAGATATTTATTAGGGTTGTTAGCCTTGAGAGGCTGCATCACCCAGCTTATAGTGGCTTTACGGAGCCGATCCAAAGAAGGACTCCAATCGAGGTTAAGCTCACGACAAACCAAACTATTTGTGGCAACGTGCACCTGTTCATCTCTAGAAATGTCAGCACTTACTGTTCTGAGACCAGCATCACCGTTAAATCTGAAGAATGGGAGGAGCACGAAGAAAACTGCACGTTCGGCAACCAGCGCCTTGAGGAGCGTGTGATCTGGATGAGAAACCCAGGCGTCCCGCAGATTCTTTGCTTCGGCTTCAGCTTTTTCATCAACGCCGATAGCATTGGCGATGTAACCGAGTGCAAGGTCGTGGTTCTCTTCGTCCTTGATATTGGACAGAAGGAGATCCCGTGCCATTTGTGGTACTTCAGTTTTAAGTGCATCATGGATAAAGTCTCCTACCGGAAGCTCCATATGTCGGATTGCCAAAGCACGGTAGATAGTTTCTTCCGCACCTTCAGCCAGTTTACCCGCAGTCGTTTGAACAGGGGTCCAAGTTCTTTTTCTTTCAAGTAGTTTTTGATAGGGGTTCATTCGCCGCAATTACAATCAGGTGCAGGGTTATCATCCCTGTCGTAC